CTCATTACCGAGAAAAGCAAAACTTAAAAAGTAACCCTAAGTGTGAGGAGAGTGTAACAGCTCTCCTCTTTTTTTTTTGTCCTTAATTTTGAGGGCTATCTAAAAAATTACCGTTTGTGTGATTAGGTTAAGTATCAAAAGAAAAGGAGGTAAGCAGGATGCTTAAAATCAGTTTTACAAATGCTGAGGTATCGGATCACGGATACGGTTTAGAGGTAAATGGTAAATCCTTAGAGGATATTATCTCTACCGCCTTAGGAACTAAGGTAAAAGGTAATGGCGGTTACGGATCTGGATTACCTAGCTTTAGCTCTAATAGCTGTGATGTAACGGTTATTATCAATCCACACGATAAAGAGTGTGAGATTGAAACAGAGGATAACGTGTGGCACAGCGTAGAGGAAATGGAGGCAGAAAAGAGTGAGCAGTTTCAAAAGGAAAATGCAGAGGCAGATCCAGAAGAATAACGGTACCCTCCTCCACAAAAAGGTAGTAGCTAGAAAGATGGGCTGTAAATCCGTGGAGGAGTATAACCGTAGAATGGCACGCAGAGAAAGAAATTTAAAAGAGATGGAGGATAACAAAGATGGCAAATGATTTTACAGCAAGGGTAGCAGGTATCAGCGTAGAGCTGGGTATGAGTGTACAGAATAAGAGTGGTATCTGGTGTAAGCCTACAGTTAGAATGGAGCTTATGATTGATGGAGGTACGAACCCTCAGCAGAGAGAGGCTATTATTAAACAGGCTTTTGATGAGGTTTGTGATAACATTGAGAAAACCATCTCAAAGATGGAGTAATACTTACAGGGGGGGGGGAGAGTATCTCTCCTCTCTCCTTAACTGGAGGTAATTATGGCAAAACAGATAAAAGTAAGAGAGGATAATTACTTTGCTGTACAGGGCTGGATGGTAACAGAGCTAAAACTAAAGGGTAATGCTCTTATGCTCTATGCGATCATCTACGGATTTTCTCAAACTACTAACACAGCTTTTACAGGGAGTGTAGACTACCTCTGTGAGTGGCTGGGTGGTGTATCAAGACCTACAGTAATTAACACTTTAGATAACCTAGTTAAGCAGGGGCTCCTCACTAAGAGCAGTACCACTAAAGGAGCTCTCATTTACAACAGCTATACAGCTTTAAGACCGAGTAAAAAAACTTTACCCGATACGAGTAAAAAAACTTTACCCGATACGAGTAAAAATTTTTTACTCAATAAAGATAGTAAAGATAATATAGAAAAATCCATCTCTAAAGAGATGGAGGGCAAAGCCCCTAAAAAGAGATCTTATAGTACTATCTTAGAGGATCCTGTTAATAAGTTTGTGAAAGAGGCTCTTAGTAAATTTATCCAGTATTGTAGGGGTAAAAACTATACTCCTAAAGTAACTACTGTAGAAAAATTTGCTAGTACTCTTAGAGATAATGCTGGAGAGGATCCTGTAGTGGCTCTGGCTATCGTGGATCAGAGTATAGATAAGGGATGGAAAGATCTCTATCCACTTAAGAACTATGGTAGACAGGGAAAGCCTACAGCGGTTAGTAAAAAATTTAGTGGTAATACCCTTAAAGATGCTGAGGGTAAGGATATTGTATTTTAGTAATCTGGAGGAGAGTGTAAAAGCTCTCCTCTAAATTTTTACCTCTTTTGTGATTAGGATTACTCAAAAGGAGGTAAAAGCGGATGAAATGCTATGCAAGTGATTATTGCCAGAAAGATAAAAGCTCCTGTAGTGATGTATGCGGAGGCTACAGAGTGCTTAGAGCTTTATACAATTTAAGCAGGATCCCAGAGAGATACCGTTACACTATCGCTCTTAAGCCAGAGAATGGAGAGGATCTGGAGGCGTTTACATTGCTGGATAATTATAAAAATGATGTGCTCAATATGGTAGATGAGGGCAGAGGCTTATATATCTGGGGAAAGAGTACAGGGAATGGTAAAACCTCATGGGCTTGTAAGATTATGAGTTACTTTTTCAGAAAGATAGCTTTTAATACAGGGTTGGAAAATGAGGGGTTATATATTTTTCTCCCCACTTTCTTAGAAGATCTCAGAGATAACTATGATAACAAAGATCCAGAGTTTGATGAGATCTTAAGAATGATAAAAACCTGTAGGCTCCTCATCATAGACGATATAGGAGCAGAGAGGGTAACAGATTGGGTAAGGGAGAGGATGGTAAGCATCATAAATACCAGAGTATCTAATAACCTAACTACGATTTATACCAGTAACCTCTCTCCAGAGGAGCTTAGGAGTGAGTTAGGGGATCGGATAGCCAGTAGAGTATTAGGATCCTCACAGGTAGTAGAAATTACCAGCGGAGATAGGAGGGGATTATAAATGGCTAATATGATTGAGCAGAGCTTACTCTGTAAGGTATTAGATGCTCCAGATCTGGAGATCCTCCACTCTAACGGAGTAGTAGAGGAGATGTTTCTTACCTGTAAGGATGAGATCCATTTTATCGTAGAGCATTACAACAGCTATAAGCAGATGCCAGATAAACTAACCTTTTTAGGCAGGTTCAAAGATTTTCAAATGCTGGAGGTCACAGAGAGTACAGATTACTTAGTATACAAGCTCAAAGAGGCTTACACATATACTAAGCTGGTGCCTCTGATTGAGGATACAGCAAAGGTAGTAAAAGAGGATAGTATTAAGGCTATCCAGTATCTCAAAGAGGAGATAGAAAAGCTGGAGAAATCCGTACCAGTGAGCAGGAATAAAGATGGCTATGATATTATCTCTAACGCTGGAGATCGTCTTACAGAGTATAAAAAGCGTTGTGAGGTAAAGGGGCTTATAGGTATTCCTACAGGTATCCCTAAGCTGGATGAGATTACTAATGGCTGGCTCTGGGGAGAGGATCTGGTAGTACTTACAGGGCGTACTAATGTAGGTAAAACATGGATCGGAGAGTACTTTGCTACTGTGGCGTGGAATATGGGTTATAAGATCCTTATGTACTCTGGAGAGATGAGTACCGCTATGGTTGGTTTTCGTTTCGATACTCTCAATAAGCACTTTAGTAACATGGGGCTCCTTAATGGATCTGGCACTCTGGGAAAGAAACCAGATACAGACGGAGCAAAGTATTTACAGGAGGATTATGAGAAGTACATAACACAGCTCCAGCAAAAGAGTGGATTTATCGTAGTTACTCCAGATGATTTTGAGGGGCGTAAGCCTAATGTGGATGAGATCAAGAGCTTAGCTATTAAGCATGGGGCGGATATGATCGTAATAGATCAGCTCTCTCTTATGAGTGATAAGCGTAGGGCGGATATACCTAGAATAGCTTATAACAATATTTCAGAGGATCTCTTTTTGATGAGTAAGGAGCTTAAAAAGCCTGTACTCCTTATGGCACAGGCTAACCGTGAGGCAGTTAAGAACCGTAAAAAGGGAGAGAGCCCAGAGCTCCACGATCTGGCAGAGAGTGACGGTGTAGGACAGAACGCCACAAGAGTATTATCTCTATCCGTGATAGATGGCACTCTTAAGATCAGTGTTAAGAAAAACAGATATGGTATCAATAATAAAGAGGTACTTATGATCTGGGAAGTAAACACAGGGTACCTTAAGCCTCTCCTTAGTGAAAATCCAGAGGAGAGTACAGAGGATAAAAAGGATGATAAACCAGATGGAGAGCAGGATAAAGGAGGAGAGAAAGATTATGGTTTCTAAAGGCGGAGTACCTAAGGGGAGGATCATCCCTGTATATCTTACAGATGAGGGAGATGTGTACCCTATTTATTTACATGAGATGGGAGAGTTAGAGATTATCCAGAGGCTTGTAGCAGGTATCTTAGATAATAAGATTGTGGTAGATACTAATACCAGAATTAACTCAGAGAATGATAAAATCTCTATTTTTGATTTGAGTAAGAAAAAATAATAAAAATCTCTCTAAATGTTACCTCTTTTTCTGATTAGGTTAAGTAAATCGGAAAAGGAGGTACTTTTTTATATGACGATTACAAGTAAGGAAGTAGCGGAGATGCTGGGAAAGAGGCACGATAACCTTTTAAGAGCGATCCGCAAATATATTACACAGTTAGGAGATGAGGCTCCTAAGTATTTCTCAGAGGATCCAGATAAGGGCGGTAGATTGTACCACATTACTAAGGCTGGCTGTGATCTTATGGCAGGGCGTATTATCGGAGCTCAGAGTGAGGTTTTCAAGGCTGAGTATGCTCCAGTGTTTGGAGAGGAGGCTCCTGTAGAGGCGGTAGAAGAAAAGCAGGAGGAGCCACAGGAGAAAGCCTACACGGTAGAGGAGGTAGCCCAGATCTTAGGCTGTAGTGAGAGAAATGTATACAGAAACATCCAGAGCGGAAAGCTGGAGGCTGTAGAGCGTGAGGTAATGATCCCTACTCTTAAGAAGTTTGTAACAGAGGAGGCTCTGGAAAAATATAAAGCAGGGAGGGCTAGTTAATGAATTACTTTGAAATGAAATGGAGGCTCTCCGCTTGCAGAATACAGGCAGGATACTCACAGGCAGAGGTAGCAGAGATCTTAGGATGTAGCGATAAGACTATTGTTAGCTGGGAAACAGGTAAGACAGCTCCTAAGATGGAGAAAGCACAGGAGCTTAGTGATCTGTACGGTATCCCTCTGGCTTATATGGATTTTTCAAAAGTTGGAAACTCCACACCTCTTAGAGAGCGTGAGAGTGAGCCACAGATCCCAGCTTTTTAATTTATAGGAGGAAAAAAAGATGATTAAAGGACAGTTTGCAAAAAATTTACACAAAGCAGTTTCAGAGAGAGGGATTAAGCAGGTAGAGCTTGCTAAGGTGCTGGAGGTACCGCCTACTACAGTAAATGGGTGGATGAGAGGAGCCCATTTACCAGACATTGAGAAGTTAATGGAAATTTGTGATTATTTGGAAATGCCTGTAGGAGAGATGTTAGGAGATCATAGACATATTAACGATTTAGACGAGGTTAAGCATCTTATAGATGTATCGCTTAAACAGAAAGCCTATATTGAAAATTTAGAGGCGGAGCTTAATGAGTGTAAAATGTTAAATAATCAGCTTATGAGCGATCTGGATGCAGATGAGGGGCTTGCAGAAATTTGTGTGAATGAGTTTATTGCAGATACCATAAAGGCTGTAAAAGACGCTGGAGTAAAGAAGATTACGGTTGAGTTTTGATAAAGAAAAAGAGCCAGCTTTTGCAGGCTGGCTCCATCCAGAGGATTACTCCTCTTTAAGATTTTGTAGCTCATTGATGCGTTGAGCTAATCCCTTAAGTAGCTCCAGATCCTTATCTGATAGTGAGATAGATAGCTTAAATAAATCGTATAGAGAGGGCTTACTCTCTAAGATCTTTGAGATTAAAGCAGGATCAGTAGAAAACTTTTCCTGTGAGAAAATCTCTGGATCTCTTAGGAGATCCGTAGCATCTATCCCTAGATAAGTTGCTACAGCCTCAATCCTATCCATTCTAGGAGTGTTCTTTCCAGTACACCATTGAGAAACTGTAGAGGAGCTGTAGTGGAGATCGTTGATTAGATCTTGCTGAGTTTTACCTTTTACCGCTAGGTAGTAGGTAAGTGCTTTAGCAAATGTACTCATTGTTTTTACACCTCCTCTCCTTTGAGGGATAAGTTAATTATACAGTATTACAGAGAAAAAGTAAAGTAAAACAGAGATAAAACTCTGTAAAACAGAAAATTAGGTATTGACATCTCTGTAAAACAGGATTATATTATAATTGTTCTCCGAGAAACAGAGAGAACACAGAGGGGGTACTCCCCTCATATATTTTTGCTATCAATCTCTATTAAACAGAGAATGATATACAATAAAACAGAGATAAAGGAGGTACAAGCTAATGAATTTAGCAGAGTTAAAGGAGGCTTATAAAGCCAGAAAGCTAGCCTTAGACAGTGCAAAGAAAGAGGAGGAGAAATACAAGGCACTCCTTAAGGATGCGATGTTAGAGGCTGGAGAAAGTGATTACACGGATGAGGCTGGATACCGCTTTGAGCGAATTGTGCAGGAGCGTAAGAGCATGGATGAGGAAAAGCTCTTAGCAGAACTCCGTGAGAGAAACCTTACTAGCTGTATCGCAACTAAGGAGGTTGTAGATGAGGATGCAACTCTTAAGGCGGTAGAGGCTGGAGAGTTGCCACAGGAAGTATTAGCAGATGCCTTAAAGGTAACAGAGGTAGTAATGCTTAAGCTCACAGCTCCTAAAAAGGCAAAGGCTAAAAAGTGATAACGATCTGGAAAACTCCAATAGTAGCCACAGTAGAGCAGGTACTTAAGGATCTTAAGCTCCAGCTCTACGGAGCAGGGCTACTTAAGGAGATTAAAAACACAGGATCGGATCTTATGTGTACTTGTCCTTTTCACGCAAACGGTAAGGAGCATAACCCATCTTGCGGAGTGCTCCTACAGCAAAAGGTAACAAAGGATAAGACCTATGAGGCTGGTACGGTGCATTGCTACACCTGTGGATACACAGCGGATCTACCTCAGTTTGTAGCGGATCTGTTAGGGCTGAGTAGCCCAGTAGAGGGCTTTAAGTGGCTGGTAAATCAGTACAACTACCAGACGGAGGAGAGAGAGCTCCCAGATCTGGATATGTACAGAGGATCCACAGCTAAATCCTCAGTACTGGAGGAGAGCTTAGTAAAGCAGTACACACAGAACCTCCTACAGAGTGAGGAGGCGTGTAGGTACCTACATAAAAGGCGGATAGCTAACTGGGTGTTAGAGGCTTATGAGCTGGGGTTTGATCCAGAGGATAAAACAGTACTTTTCCCTGTAAGGGGCATGGATGGGAAAGTGATCTTTTACAAAGGCAGGAGCATAGCTGGAAAGCATTTTTATAACGCCAAAGAGGTAGATAAAACCTCCGTAGTGTTTGGGCTCTGGGAGATCCTTAACGGATCTTTTAGCTGGGGTACATCGGATCAGATAGAGGAGGTTTGGATTACAGAGAGTGAGATAGATGCTCTCAGCCTTATCTCTTATGGAGTACCAGCGGTAGCCATCATGGGATCACATATCTCAGAGGATCAGTGTAAAGAGCTGGAGCGTACACCTTTTAGGCGGTTTGTACTTGCCACAGATAACGATGATGCAGGGAGAAAAGGAGCCTCCCAGATCAAGAGGTTACTGATACCTAAAGGTTTTCGGTTTATCAACCTCAAATGGCATACGAGCCTAAAGGACATTAACGATCTTGTCAAAGAGTACGGAGATGGCTGGAAAGACCATCTCACAGGATATTAAAGGAGGAAAACAGGATGAGTAAAGGATTTATTACAGGAACAAATGAGGAACTTATTAAAGCGTACAAAGAGAGTAGAGATGAGAGCTATCTTAAAGAGCTCATAGAGGCTAACAAGGGGCTTATTAACCTTTTGGTATCCCCATATTTAACTTCTATTCCTAATGCTGAGTTAGAGGATCTTACAAGTGAGAGCTATATACCGATGCTTAGAGCTATAGAGGATTACGATCCAGAGCAGGGAGTAGCTTTTTCAACTCTCCTTAAGGTTTATGTACGCCAGCACCTTAACCGTTTATACAACGAGGCTACACGCCAGAAAAGATTTACAGGTACCACTCCAGATAGCTTAGATCGGTTATCTGAAATCAATAAAGAGAGCGGTACAGAAACAGATAGCACCTTTGAGGTAGAGTGTAAGGATTTTAGCTCTGTAGAGTTTATGGATCTCTTAGATAGCTTACAGCTCAATGATAAGGAGCAGGTAGCGGTAAATATCCTCATGGCTGGAGGAGCTAAGGGAGAGATTGCTAAGGCTCTTAATATTACTAATGCTACCGTAAGCTGGCATATCAAGAACCTCAAAAAGAAATTTATTTTAGCTGGTTATCAATATGCTGTCTAAATAATCTGGGCGGATGTGATTAAGTTATTTATCACGAAAAGCAAGGAGGTAAGCGGTATGAGTAGTTTAAGAACCCTGTTAGCCATCTTAAAAGGAGAGGCTGTAGTGCTTACTAAAAAGAGTGAGCATAAGGCGGATGTGCTGGTAGGAAAGAATGTGGACAAGCGTTTTGCTATCAACAGCATGGTAGGAGCTGTAAAGGCTTTGATGCTGTAGTTATAGAAAAAAAAATAATCAAGGAAAAACAGGAGGATACAGAAATGGGATTACAGGATCTTATTAACAAGTATGACAATGGAGGATTTTCTAAAACAGGCTGGTTTCAGTTAAAGGATGATGGAGATACAGCTACAGTACGCCTCCTCCATAAGGGAGAGGTAGGAGTAAAGGATGGAGAAACTGATTATGATTTTCCCATCTACGAGGTACATAAATTAGATGTAGACGGTAGCGGTAGAGATCGTACTTGCCTCTGTAAAGGAGAGAGCTGTGAGTTTTGTAAGAGCGGTAATAAGCCTCAGCTTAGAATGTTCTTACAGATGATTAACAAGGATGAGAAAGATAAGGATAAGCAGGTACAGCTCTGGGAGAGAGGCTTAACAGACATTAAGAACCTTATCGGCTTAGCTGGAGAGTACGGAGATCTCACTAAGAGAGATATTAAGATTAAGAGATCTGGAGCAAAGGGTAGCCTTAAGACTACATACCAGTATTTCCCTAAGGATCCTAGTGAGATGGAGATCCCAGAGCCTCAGAACTTAGTAGGCTCACTTATCTTAGATCTGGATCGTGAGGATCAGATTAAGGCTATCGAGGGTAGATTACAGCTTAACAAGGGTAACAATAACGATAGTAACAATGACAGCGGAGCAGGGGCTACAAGAGTATTTTAAGGCAGGGAGGGAGGCTAAAAACCTCCCTCTTTTATTAAACAGGAGGATACAGGATGGCAAGAGAGATACAGGTAGATATGAGTAGAGAGAGCGTGGATCTGGAGGATCTTAGTAGCCGATTAGCTCATAAAAAAGTATGTAATATAAATTTGAAAAGAAACCAGAATACCTTACTTAAAGGGCTGGAGGTAATAAATGAGCTGGTAAAGAGCGGTAGGCTCCATGCAGAGGGAGAGTATGAGATTATCCGTACTCCAGAGAGGCTTAAGGAAGTAATGGAAACCTACTTAACTGGAGTAAGTGAGTATGTACTTGATGTGGAAACTACAGGGCTGGATGTGTATAACGATATTTTAGTAGGTATCTGTTTATATAATCCAGATCTCCCTAGTTTCTATGTACCGTTTAATCATACGGATTTACAAAATAAAAGAGTTGAGGGGCAAATGACAGAGGAGGAGTGTAAGGCGGTTATGCTCCCTTATCTGGCTAACGGATCTCTTAAGTGCATCAATCATAATATTAAGTTTGATGATAAAGTAGTTACTTTTCAGTGGGGGCAGAGGATCGCTAATGTATGGTGGGATACTAACATAGCTGGCTGGGTACTCAACGAGAATGAGAAACACGGATTAAAACCGATGTATAACAAGTATATCCTCAATGGGGAGGGCTCAGATGAGGATTTTGGAGATCTCTTTGAGGGTATCCCATGTAACTATATCCCTATTGATATTTTTGCTATTTATGGTGCTAACGATGGTTTTAAAACATGGGCTTTGTATCAATTCCAGAAAAAGTATCTTAGAGAGGATCATCCGAGAGCAGACTACAGAAAGCTCTATCATGTGTTTAGAGATATTGAGATGCCTCTTATTGATGTTTGTATGGATATGGAGCTTAGAGGTGTAGAGATCCGTGAGGATTATGCTAAGGAGCTCTCTGTAAAATTTAATGCAGAGATGGCGGAGAAAGAAAAGCTCTGTGATGAGTATGTAGCTAAGTTTGATAAGTTTATAGAGGAAAATCCTACTCTTATGAGATTAACTAAGGGTACTAAGAAGATCAATTATAACAGCCCTCAGCAGGTGGCTTGTTTATTTTATGATATTTTCAAACTGAAAAGCGTATCCAGAAAAGAGCCGAGAGGTACAGGAGATAAGATTGTACAGCAACACAGAAACAAGGCTAAAAAGGCAGGTACTAAAAAGGGAGAGGAGTTTATCCAGTTTTTAGATAACTACCAGAGATATAAGGAGTGCGGAAAACTCTTAGGAACTTACATAGACAAGATCCCAGAGGTTAAGTGTGCTAAGACTAATGCAGTACATACCACATATAACCAGTACGGAGCAAAAACAGGTAGATTTTCAAGTAGTGATACAGTTACTAAGATCAATCTCCAGAACATTCCTAGCCATGAGAAAAGCATCCGTAAGATCTTTAGAGCCAGAGATGGTTATAAGTTTGTAGGTGGAGATTTTAGCCAGATTGAGCCACGAGTACTCTCTTATGTGTCTGGAGATGAGGCGATGCAGGAGGCATACAGAGAGGGTAAAGATTTATATGCCATCATGGGATCTAAGGTGTACGGTGTGCCTTATGAGGATTGTAGAGAATTTTATCCAGATGGTACGGTAAATGCTGAGGGTAAACACAGGCGTACAACTATGAAAAGTGTACTCTTAGGTATCATGTACGAGCGTGGAGCTAAAGCCATCGGAGAGCAGTTTGACAGATCCGCAGAGTGGGCTCAGAAACTTATTGATGATTTTTATAAGAGTTTTCCTAAAATTCAACAGCTCCGCCTTAAGGTGGAGAAGATGGCGGAGGAGTACGGATATGTAACTACCATACAGGGCAGAAAGAGAAGATTGCCAGAGATGCAGTTACCAGATCACGATGATTACCGCTATCAAGAGGCTCACAGGCAGAGCCTTAACGCTGTAATACAGGGATCTAGTGCGGATATTATGAAATTAGCTATGATTGCTATTTACAATGATCCGCAGTATAAGGCTCTGGATTGCCACATGGTAATAACCGTACATGATGAGTTAATCATGGAGGTACCAGAGGCTCATATTAAGGAGGGAGCAGATCTCTTAGTAAACACTATGAAAAGAGTAGGACACAGCCTAATAGATCTCCCTATGAGCGTAGATGCTGAGGTAAATGATTATTGGTATGGAGAAAACTTAGCAGATGATTATTTAGAGGAGGAGTAAGCCTATGGGATATTTTCCTTTACCAGAGCTAAAGGGTAAGCCTAACAGGATATTTGTAGATGGTAAAACTCTAAATCAGATAGCTAAAGAGAGCGGTATAAGGCTGGATACCGTACAGCATAGATATAGCAGAGGTATAAGAGATTATGAGGGCTTAACAAAGCCCTCTCATATCAGAGTAGAGCATGAAAAGGCACAGAGAAAAATCTACTCTATAATGAGTGCTGGAGAGAGAGTAATGGAGAGGATCTGGGAGCTGGATATACCTCTCCAGACTATCTCCGATAAAACAGGGATAAGCAGATCCACAATATACGCCTTTTTATATAACGGTACAGATCTTAGCAGTATGAGGCTTGCTAAGATCTGTAGCCTTTTAGGATTATCAATGGATTATGTAATGGGATTAAAACAGGAGGATACATAGTGTTTAATTTTGGATTATCTCCTACTGAGGCTGAGTTAGCCCTTATGGAATTTGAGAGGAGAAAGCGTGAGGAGTGGGAGAAAAAGCATCCTGTACAGGCTTATATTGAGAGGAGAAAAGCTAAAAAGGCTTATGAAAAAATGTGTAAGAGGCGTGAGTTTTTACACTCTCATAACAAGCCTTATAGAAAAGGGTATTTTATTGTAAAGGTACAAAGAGGAGATAGTTTTGCATCTCTTGCTAAAAAATATTATGGAAATATTGCAAAGCATACGCTTATATCTAAAGATAACTGTAATGCTAGATCTACGGAGATTTATGTAGGGGATGAGTTGTATTTCAGAAAATCGGAGGTAGTAAGAAATGAAAATTAAATATAATCGTTTTGCTGTATTTCCTGTGATGTGCCATGATTGCCATAGATATATCTGGATGGAGCCTTATAGGAGGGCTGATGTGTGGCATAACTTGTTAGATAGATATGTAAAGAAAACTATCTGTAATGAGTGCCTTAAAAAGTATGATGTAGGAGGCAAAAAGTGAGATATAGAGTATACGATGAGGAAGATAAGAAAGAGAGAACTCTGGAGGAGTGCGTAACTCCTTTAGAGGTAGGATCTGTAAGGAGAGTGCAGGTTAAAAAGGGAGATACCAGAGAGGTACATCATTTTAGAGTATTGGAGGAATTAAAAGCATGAGAGTGTATATAGCTGGAGCTATGACAGGAGTGTTTAAGTATAAAGAGAAATTTATTGAGGCTGAGGAGTATATAAGAGGGCTGGGGCATATAGTACTTAATCCCTCATTTTTACCAGAGGGGCTCTCAGATTATTACGAGATCAATAAGGCTATGATAGATCAATGTGATGCTATTTATGTTCTTTTGAATTATGAAAACTCTAAGGGTACAAAGAAAGAGATTGAGTATGCAGAGAGTACAGGTAAGCAGGTAATTTATCAGAATAGTACAGAGGTAAGAGATCAGAACGGTAACTCATGGAGCTGGGTAAATAGACCTTTAGGGTATAGTGATTATCCTATAGGATATGGTAATTACTGGGAGTATCCGTGGAGAAGATGTTGGTAAAAATTTAATCTAAAGAAATCTCCTCTATGTGATTAGGATCGATCAAAACATAAAGGAGGTTTTTCTATTGAAAGTAGATATTTTTAACACAGAAAACAAATATAAGATAATCTATGCAGATCCAGCATGGTTATACAGGGATAAGGCGGTAGCAGGAGGGAGAGGGGCTGGATGCCATTATACAGTAACCAGCTTAGAGGATATAAAGGCTCTCCCTGTGGAAAAACTGGCAGATGATGATAGTGTGCTTTTTATGTGGGTTACGATGCCATTTTTAGAGGAGGCTTTTGATGTGATGAGATCATGGGGATTTGAGTATAAAACCTGTGCTTTTACATGGATAAAGCAGAATAAGAAAGCAGATACTCTCTTTTGGGGTATGGGTAACTGGACTAGAGCTAATGCGGAGTTATGTTTATTAGGTGTAAGAGGAAAGCCTAAGAGAATGGATGCAGGAGTACACAGTGTAATTATGAGCCATATAGAGGAGCACAGTAAGAAACCAGCGGAAACGAGAGATAGGATTGTAAAGTTAATGGCAGGGGGGGGCTACCTAAAATAGAGCTTTTTGCAAGACAGAGTATAGATGGCTGGGATTGCTGGGGAAATGAGGTATAAGAATTGTAGGAGGTGTAAAAGCCTCCTCTTTTTTTTATCTAAATTTACTTACCGTTTGTGATTAGGTTACTTATCAATCAAAACAGGAGGATCAAGGATGGTAAGACGGATTAAAAGAAAATGGAGAAGATTTTACAGAACTCATAGAGAGGGCTGTGAGCTGGTAGGAGATTTTGTTGGAGCTTTAAGTATTTTTGTATTCTTATTTGAGCTCTATATCATCGGAGTTATGTTAGGAGGTCACTAATGGGATTAAAGAGCTTAATAGCAGTAGCACAAGGAAAAAATGCAGAGAGCGTATCATTTGAGGATAAGTTTCTTAAAAACTATGAGGAGGCTGTAAAGGCTAAGGAGTTGGAGGAGAGGCAGGTAGCTCCATCTGAGTATATCCGCCCATCCTCTATGTATGGTTGTGAGCGTATGTTATTTTTCCAGAGAGTACACGGAGGCTCCCAGAACGGAGAGCAGAGTGAGGTAAATCTTATTGAGATATGCCAGAGCGGTACAGATCGGCACTTAGACATACAACACATAGTAGAGCGTATGGAGGGCGTAGAGTGCTTAGATCTGGAGGAAATGGTAAAAGAGGCACAGGCTAAAGGAATTAAAACAGAGTTTGTAGGCTGGAATGAGGATCATACAGAGGGCAGGTGTAAAAATGACGAGCTCTCTATCTATTTCCAGCCAGACGGAGTTATTAGATTTAATGGTAAGGATGTGATCTTAGAGATTAAAACAGAGAGTACTTACCAGTTTAGTAACAGGTATGAGCCTAAGGCGGATCATAAGTGGCAAGCTACTTGTTACGGTATGGGGCTGGGGATAGATTATATCCTTTTCTTTTATGAGGATAGAAATTTCTGTAAAAAGAAACCGTACCTCTGGAAAATAACCGATGAGATGAAACAGGCAGTACTTAACAAGATACGAACTGTAAACAATGCTTGTAAGACAGGGATCCCTCCAGAAAAGGATGATAGCAAGTGTACTTACTGTAGATATAAAAATGAGTGTGCTTTAGTGGATGCTGGTAAGTGGGTACATCCTAACCCTCCAGAAAAGCCTCAGACAGCCAAGAAAGATACAAACAGAAAAAAGGCTAATAAGTCTACAGGCAAAAAGAAAAAAGCCTCTACAGGGCAAAATACAGCGTTGAGAGCGGTATGTGGTAACTGTGAGCATTGTGGTAGAGAGCTGGGAGATTACTACTGTAGCATTGATAAAGATGGATCTATGTATGTAGATCGCAGAAAGAAATGTAAGTTTACTCCTAGCAGATTTAAGGGGGTACAGGATGGCAAGTAATAACATCGGTAAAACCTTTGAGCAGGAGTTTAAGGAGTGTGTACCTCCAGATTATTACCTGTACCGCCTAAAGGATGATACAAGCGGATTTTATGGAGTATCTAATCCGTGTGATTATATCCTTTTCAGATCTCCTTATCTCTTTCTGGTAGAGCTTAAAACCCATAAGGGAAAGAGCATACCGATAGCTAAGATCAGACCTAACCAGATACAGGGAATGGAGAAAGCTACTCATTATGAGGGAGTGTACGGAGGCTTTTTAATCAATTTTAGAGAGCTGGAGGAAACATATTACATAACCGTACAGGATGTGATCCGGTTTACTCAGACAGAGGAGAGAAAGAGTATACCTGTAGAGTGGTGCAGGGATCACGGAGTAAAGATAGAGCAGAAAAAGAAAAGAGTGAGATACAGCTACGATCTGGAGAGCTGGTTAAGTAGATATTTTGGAGGTGTGAAATGAAAGTAACTCAGTGTACAGGAGAGGGTATGGGATCGTGTAAACGATGCTCTGATAATGGAAAATGGAATATGAATTGGATGTGCTTTTTATACAAGATTGAGGGCTATGAGGGTTGTTATTGCTCTGATTGTGTAAAAGAGATCAAAGCGGAGGCAGGTATAGAGGATGGTACAGAGCGATAAATTAAAGAAAATCATAGCGGAGGTAAAAGAGGAGAGCTCCCCTGTAATAACCCTCTCTAATGAGTTGATAGCAGATTTTAGTAAGGAGCTTGATAGTGCTATCTCAGAGTTGGATATGATTATGGAAAGCATAGGAGAAAACTCTATAGAGGATATACCAGATAGCCAGATAGAGTACTACTGTGTTAAGATCCCAGCTCTTATGTATTATGCAGGGCAGAGAGTAGAGGAGCTGGGTATGCAGGTGGATCTAGCCTCTAATGCTAAGAAAAGTGCTCAAAATGAGGCGATGGTAAAAGTATCTGGTACTGTGCAGGAGAAAAAAGCAAGAGTAGAACAGCTCACGGAGGATAAAGCCTTAGTAGAGGCTATTTACCGTAGAGCTTACAACAGCCTCAAAGTTAAGTTAGAGATGGCTGAGAAGATCTACAGCGGATTAAAGAAATCCCTCTCAAAGAGGATAGCAGAGGTAGATCTGGATAGATTTAGTAAGGATAAATATACCAGAGAGCCAGAGGATCCTATGGAGGAGTAAGCCTATGGAGCGATGGGCTTATGAGTACTTTAGGAGGCAAGCCATAGAGGATAGATGTAAGCAGGAGGCACAGTGGCTAATAGATAATCCTAAGGACAGTATCCGTAAAATGGCTAAAGAGTTTTGTATCAGTAAGAGCCAGCTACATAGAGATCTCCATGAGCTTAGAAATATAGATGATGATCTCTATGTACAGTGTAGAAATATTTTAAGGAGGCATAAAAGGCGATGTTTATAAGAGTTGAGGATCAGAGCGGAAACCTTACTATCTGGCTTAATGTGAACCAGATAGCAAAGCTGGAGGAGAGCAGGAGCTCAGAGGAGTTAATGGGATACAGTGTAACTACTGTGGATAATAAGGAGTATTACTCCTCAGATGTTAAGGCTATACAGGCTTTATTGATGCCAGTAGTTGTACTGGAGCCAGAAAGAGATATTGTAGAGGAGCTTAAAAAGCTGGATATGATGAGAGATGTTATGGCGAGGTGTTAGGTATGGAGGAAAAGTTAGATAAGTTTTTAGCATATCTGGAGGAGAGTGGTGTAGAAATCTCTGGAGAAACAGCTTTTAAGTGTGATGATGGTATTGTACTTTTTAGCCCTAATGATGGAGGCGGAGTAGACATAGCCATTATTAGAAATGTAATTGAGTTAAATTACAATTTAGGTATCACGGATGCAGATGTAAACCTCTTTAATACGGAGGTAGGCATTATGCAGGAGTTAGGAGGATCTGAGGATGGAGAATAATAAGCCAGTATTTTATATGTTAGTTGGATTGCCAGCCAGCGGTAAAAGCTCTGAGAGTGATAGGCTGGGAGATGTAATTGTTAGATCCTCCGATTATCTTAGAGATAAGCTCTGTGGAGATATAAACGATATGAAAAATAATGGTGCTGTGTTTACCATTTTACAGAGTTTGGTTAGAGCGGATCTATATCATGGTAAGGATGTAGTATATGATGCTACAAACTTAAAAGCGAGTTATAGAATGGAGTTTTTAGATACTCTTAGGTTATTAAACTGTAAAAAGGTTTGTGTGTTTGTAGATACTCCTTTTGAGGTTTGTATTAAGCGTAACGAGGAAAGGGAGCGTACAGTACCTAAGGAGGCTATGGATAGAATGAAAAGATTTTTAGAGCCTCCTACCTTTGCTGAGGGCTGGGATGAGATACGAGTAGTTAAAAATTGGAATGAAAAGGAGAACAGCGATGGCGGAGATAGATAACCTCATAGCAGAGGTAAATAAGAAATACAAAACGGATATAATCCGTAAAGCATCGGATCTTAAGGGGATAGAGTTTATCCCTTATACCTCCCCTATGATGAATTACTTAACCAGAGGAGGAGTACCTGTAGGGAGGATCATAGAGCTGGTAGGATTACCTCAGAGTGGCAAAACTACTACAGCTTTGGATATTATTTCTAATTTCCAGAAAAAGTACACAGATAAGTACTGTGTATATCTGGATGCAGAAAATACGATAGATAAGGAGTGGGGAGAAACTCTGGGGGTAGATTGGAGTAAGGTAATCCTCATCCAGCCAGAGAGTGAGTATGGAGAGGAGCTCTTAGATATGCTCTTAGACTACATAAGATCTGGTAAGGTGGGTTTAGCGGTATTAGATAGTGCTCCATTCATTATACCTAAGGCAGTACAGGAAAAGGGCTTAGATGAGAAAAGCTATGGAGGTAACAGTGCTCTTATGAAAGCCTTTTGTGATAAGGCGGTACCACTTTGTAAGAAAACTGAGTGTACTTTTCTTATGATTAACCAGCTCAGAGAAAACATAGGAAATCCGTATAAGCCTTTTAAGATCCCATGTGGTACAGCTATAGCTCATGCGTGCTCACAGATCCTATGGTTTACAAAGGGATCCTTACTGGATGAGAAGTATAAAGAGGTAAGTAGCGGATATGCTAACCCTAGTGGTAATCTGGTAAGCGTGAAAGTAGAGAAAAATAAGGTTACTAAAAATGATCGTAGGCTCCAGACTTACACACTTAACTACAGTACAGGCGTGGATGAGATTAAGGATACCTTAGATCTGGCTATCATGCTGGGGATCATCTCACAGGCTGGGGCGTGGTTTAAGGCTACTCTTAAGGATGGTAAAGAGCAGAAAATGCAGGGATTTAACGGAGTGCAGGAGTTTTATTATAATGATCTGGAGGAGCTGGAGTATCTTAGAAAACAGGTATATGAGGCAGGGATGGCATGAGAGAAATAGAGGAAACCTTAGCACATAACCTTAGAGAGGTAAGAGAGAAAAAGGGATACACTCTAAAAGATGTGGTAAAAGGTACAGGATATACAGAGGTAAGTATAAGCAGGTGGGAAACAGGTACACGGATCCCTAAGGCTACAGTACTTTACAATCTGGCTAAATTCTATGGAGTATCTGTAGATAGATTTTTCTGGAAGTAAGAGCAGGAGGAGGCAGTAAAAAGCCTCCTCTTTTTTGAGTGAAAAAGTTATTGACATTATTATATAAGGGGTATATAATAACATTATCAACAAGATAGGAACTGAAAAAACAGGAGGTAAAGGATTATGACAAGTATTGAGTTAAAGGATAGATTAACAAAGGCGGAGGAAAAGGTTACAAAGTGCGAAAACACTATTGAGAGGCATATGAAACAGCTTGAGAAAAGACAGGCTAAGCTATTGAGAGTTGAGTGGATGGCTCAGTATATGGAGGATCTTAAGGCGGTAATGTGGGATGAAGAAAAGAGATCTGAGTATAAAAGAGCTACAGGAGATGATCTTTACTGGGATTGCTGTGATGTGCAGAGCAAAGAGGAAGATATTAAGGGAGCAAAGAGAAAGCTAGAGGATCAGAAAGAGGTAGTATCTAACTGGAGAGAAAAATTAGCAAAACAGGTAGAGAAAGAGCTCACTTTAGCTAATGAGGTTCCAGAGGCTTTTAGAGAGGCTAAAGAGGCATTAGTAGCAAGCTGGGTAGATAGTGATATTAGAGCTAGAGAGGCTATGTTAAAGAGTAGAAAAGAGCTGGAGTATAAGGAGTTTAGAAAACGGTACACCTATACAGCGGAGGAGAGCCTTAAGCATACAGATGAGGAATTTAGAAAGATTGAGGAAAGAGAGGCGGATGCATGGTTACTGGATCTGTATAATAGAGTTAAGGAGATTACAGGAGAGATCACAGATTGTAGTTACATTAGATGGGGCGGTAAATGCTTAGATGGATATATTGTAGGTAAGAATGGTAAGGCAAGTGTAGAAACCATCGGAGCAGGAGGTTACAATATCCAGAGATGGCACTTAAGAACCTTAGTACACAAGATTTAAGATACAGAGAGAGAGGTAGCAGGAGCTACCTCTTTTTTTTTATAAATTATATAAGGGATATATAAAAAGTGCTTGACATTATTATATAGGGGGTATATAATACAATCATAGAAACGAGATATAAACTGAAAGATAAGCGGAGGTAATCAGTATGAAAGCTATTGTATATTACAGAGTAGGAAATGATAGAGCTACAAGAAAGACAATCGAGGTAGAGAAAAATGAGCCTTGTAGTATTGTAAGAGAGTTTGTAAAAGTTATGAGAGTTTCAAAGTATAGTACTTATATATCACATATCAAGTGTGGCAGGCGTGATTATCAGTGGTTAGATACTTGCGATAGTGCTTATTAAGAGGAGGAAATAACTATGTTAAAGATTTTTGATAGATATGTAAACATTAAGAATAGAGATGATCTTGAGGATTGTACTATGGAGCTGGTAGAAAAGTTGGATCAGATGCTTACTGAGTACGGTGTAGCACACGCCTTTTCTTTAGCTAGTAAAGAGGAGATAGATACTATCAATGATACAGGAGCTGAGTATTGTGTAACCCTTATGTATGAGGAAAAAGATGAAATAACTTTTAGCCTTGTATATACACTATGGGCTAGAGTGTATAGAAAAGCTCCAGACGAAAAGATTAGAAAAGTTATGAGTAGAATGAGTAAGGTTAAGGAGGATGGACATGAGGATCAAAAGATTAAAGAGTGCTAAGTTTGGTACAGATAGAATAGCTAGAGTAGTTACAGGATATGCTCTCTATGAGGAGGGCAAGGGATACATAGCTTTTAGCTCAGATAGAGATGAGTTTGTATGGGATATGGATTATGAGGAGGTGCGGAGATGAGTATACACGGAGTAAATGCTAGACAGCTCCAGATAATAAGTATCCTTAAGGAGGCTAAGTGTACAAACACAGCGGAGCTACAAGAGGAGTTAGGAGTATCTAGGAGAACACTTAGAACAGATATAGCTTATCTTAAGAGAGTGTATCCAGATAAGTTAATAACTCACAGAGGTAGGTATACAGGCGGTTTAGAGTGGGTAGAGTAATAAGGAGGTAGATGATTTATGTTAAGAAAAGATAAGTTGTTAGGCGGAGTATTAGGGTTGGCTGTAGGAGATGCTTTAGGAGTACCTGTAGAATTTGTGCAGAGAGAAGTATTAAAGAGCTCTCCTGTGGAGAGTATGGAGGGTTATGGATCTCATAATCAGCCTGTAGGTACATGGAGCGATGATACGAGTATGGTATTAGCTACATTAGATAGTATGTGTAGAGGCTTTTCTACAGATGGTATGATGGAAGCTTTTTCTAGGTGGTATAACATGGCAGAGTATACGCCTTTTGGAGAGGTGTTTGATATTGGAGGTACTACCAGATTAGCTATACAGCGGTACCTTATGGGAGAAAATGTTAGTGATTGTGGCAGTAGTGATGTGTACAGTAATGGAAATGGCTCTCTTATGAGAATGTTACCGATGATTTTATATCTTGATGTTACGCCTATTAACTCTAATGCTGTAGATCTTATTTATAAGGTATCTGGTTTAACTCATGCTCATCTAATTAGTAAGATAGCTTGTGTATACTATGTTTATATTGGGATGTATCTCATGGTGTATAGTGATAAAAATGAGGCTATGGAGGATGCTATAAAAGCGGTAGATGAGTATTATAAAGATACCGTATACCCAGATACAAGGCTGGGAAGTCTTAACAGGGTATTTACTCTTTCTGAGGAGGATATAAAGAGTAGCGGATATGTAGTAGACAGTTTGGAGGCTAGTATCTGGTGCCTGTATAATTCAAACTCATATACAGAGGCAGTATTAAGGGCGGTCAATTTAGGAGAGGATACAGATACTATAGGAGCTATTACAGGATCCTTAGCTGGGTTATTTATTGGAGGAGATAACCTCCCTAAAGAGTGGGTAGATAGTTTACAGGCTAAGGATAAGATATTACAGATTGTGGATAGATTTTATGAACAGTATAAATAATGGAGGTATGTAGAGATGGTGGATCCGTTTGATCTTATGATGTTTAATAAGCAAGATACTATAAGTGTTGAGAAACGAGTTGAGTATTATAAAAAGTGGTTTGAGGATTGCAAGGCTGTAAAATTATTAAAGGGCTTTGAATTTCCTGTAGATAGGATAGAGGCTTTAGAGGCTATAAGAGCTCTTAATACTGAGTTAGCAGATTTATATATGGTATCAATTCCTGTTATTACCTGTTGGGTAAGAGATGATAACTATGTATCAGCTACAGGGGAGATATATCTTACAGAGCCAGAGTTAGAGCCTTTTTTACATCAATTTAGGCACCATTTACAGAATGTGGAGCGTAAGTATGACAGGAGGGGATTAACAGTGGAGGGGCTTAATGGCTTATATTACAAGGTACCGTATACTAAGTGTGTATATAAACTTTATGGGGAGGATGATGCCAGAGCGTGGGCTAGGATGGTTATTGAGTTAGCCTCATAAATGAGTTATAATATAACCACTATATAAAAAGGTAGGTGGTTACATGATAAAGAGATTGAGCGTAGTAATAGCTTTAGGTATTGCACTATCCTTATCAGCCTGTGGAAATACAGATAAGGCGGTAAATGAGTCCACAGAGGCGGAGAAAGTAACGGAGGCTATAGAGAGTACTCCAGAGGTAACAGAGGAGCCAGAAACAGCCACAGAGGAGGCGGAGGAGCTACCTGTAATTTATGCAGATGATGAGGAGATCAATTTATATCTGAATAGGTATAATGAGGCTAATGTGAGGCAGGAGATAACAGCGGATCAGTTTGAGCCTTATAAGCATCATGGTAGCGTACATAAAAATCAAATAAAACTCAAAACAGAGGAAACTACTATATCAGCTACAGGAACTAAGGTAACAGTATATTTAGAGTATAAGGATCTGGAGCAGTATAAGGAGGCGTTTCTAAGGTTTGTAAAACCTTTTAGTGATACCGATATAGAGAAATGCTGGGAGAAGGTTTTAGAGGATGATGCGAGGGTTATAGAGTTTGATGGATTTAGTACAGAAACCAGTAAATTTAATGGAAATATAGAGTACATGAGTATCTATGGATCTATAGAGTAGGAGGCGGATTATATGAAAATTGGAGTAAGAAAACCTAGCCTTAAAAAGGCTATCAAAGCAAGCACTACAGGTAAGGCTAAGAGAGCGGTAAAGAAAGCAGTTAATCCTTTGTATGGTAAAAAGGGTGTAGGGCTGGCAAAGAACCCTAAGAGAGCTGTAAAAAATGCTGTGTATAAGAAAACTACAGTAGGAATAAGAGATTTACTCAAATAGGAGGGCGTATGGAGGAAAGATTTAAGGATATGACACCTTATGATAGAGCTGTGAGGATCTCTCTTTACTCAAATAGAGTAGGGAAGATGGAGGAGCAGAAAGATCACACAGAGGATCCAGAGGCGGTAAAAGCTCTGGAGGAGAAAATAAAGGAAACGCAGGGGCTCATAGATGAGTTATTAGAGCTATTTCTGTAAGGAGGTATCTATGGATAATGAAAAGCAGAAACAGGAGGTAATAGACTTTCTGGAGAATACTTGCACAGGGGCTAAAATGATGGGAGATGAGGAGGTAATGCTAAGAGCCTCCAGAGCACTCTTAGCATTTAAGGCAGATGTGCATAAGGATATTTTCATAGAGGAGAATGTGCTGGAGTTTTAATACCAGAGAGAGGATCTTAGGATCCTCTTTTTTTTTGTCTAAAAATACTTACCGATTGTGATTAAGTTATGTATCAGCAAAAGAGAGGAGGATCCGATGAGGAGAGAAGATTTAGAGGAGCGTTTGGATACTGAGGTAACAGTTACGCTCTTTGATGGAAGTGAGTACACAGGAGTACTTAGACAGTGTGGAACTGACTATGTAAGGGATAATGATAATTTATTTCTGGCAGGTAGAAAGTATTACTTTATAGAGATGGATTATGATATTTCCTGTATTTTTAGATGTTCCCATGTAAAAAGATGCAAGTATGCAGGAGGAGCAGGATGATAAAAGCTAGATACATAGGGGTAGAGTGTGAGCTCCAGAGCGGTAAGGTGTATCCGATTAAAACCAGATGTACAGGAAATAAGCTGGTGGTATCGGTAAGAGCTTATAAGTTTGAGTATAACTCTCTGGAGGAGTTTCTTAAGCGGTGGAAAGTAGAGGCGGTATATCATGGATGTAAGTAGGTTAATGATTTTGCTTAAGGAGGCGTGGAGCAGGGTAAGAGATGAGGGAGTAGGTGTAATGGGAGATTTTATAGGAAAGCCTTTTACAGCTACTACTATGAGTGAGTTGAATTATCTTGTAAACGCTCCTTTAGAGAGTATAAACAGAGAACTCCGAGAGGAGTTAGGTATAGAGCTTTATGTAAATACACTACCTCAGATAGAGGATCACTCAGTAAGTGGGTTCTTAATGGTAAAAAGGGTAGGAGAGCCAGTAAAATTTCTGTGAGAGAGGAGTGTTAAGTGTGGGTAGAGCTGAGAGGCGTAGGCTTGAAAAGCAAAAAGGTAAGCAGGTAAAAACCTATAATTTAACCAGATCACAGCTCCATAATGCAGTAAGGCAGGTAACAGAGGAGGATCTTAAGAGGATTAAACAGGAGGCTATGGAGGATGCCATAAATACAGCTATGGCATTACTCTTAGTACTTCCTATGGAGGTACTCATGGATCACTACTGGAAAAAGACCTATGCAAAGAAGATACCAGAGTTTACAGAGCTGGTATTACAGTATTATGAACGCTGGCAAAATGGAGAGCTAGATATGGATGAGATGAAAAAGGATCTCTGGGAGTATGGCGGAGTGAGATTAGAAGAAAGAGAGGCGTAGTAATGTTTGGATATGTATTACTTGTGATTTTAGTAACAGCAGGAGTAACTCTGGTAGAGAGTTTTTTAATAGCTTTTGTGGCTGGATTATTAGGGATTGGAGTTTCCTTTAAGGTTATTTTCTTTGTGATGTTTATTATCAATTTCTTTATAAGAGGAGGCAGTAGTAAGTAAATGAAAAAGAAAATTAAGGATTGTACGTTTAAGGAGTTTACAGGGTGGGCTAACGCTAGAGCCTGTGATGGTAGATGGAGTATGCTGGATGCTATGAATAGCGTAAGCATAATTAGTATGGTATACGAGGTAAAGCCTATTTTCTTTAGAGGCAGGGTTAGAGAGGCTTTGTGGAGAAAACTTAGGGATCAGTATTTAAACGTGGAGGTAGAGATAGAGATTGAAAGATAGTACAAGAGCTAAGAGCTCAAAACAGGAAAAGCGTATAGCTAAGGCTATAGGAGGTAGGCAGGTAGTAGGATCTGGATCTACTCCATTCCTAAAAGGGGATGTAATAGCAGGAGATCTCTTTATAGAGGCAAAAACAAAGATGAACCCTAGCCAGAGTATCACAGTAAAAAAGAGCTGGATAGATAAGGCTAAGGAGCAGAGCTTAGCTATGAGAAAATCGGATTATGCCATAGCAGTATCCTTTGGAGATCCTAAAGATTATTACCTCATTGAGGATAGCTTTATGGAGGAGCTTTTAAAGGCAAGAGAGGCGGTAAAGCAGGTACAGGAGATCCCTTTTGAGGATATTCTAAATGGAGCAGTAGGAGATATAGAGTTAGGCTGGAATAGAGCCATAGATAAGGTAAGAAGAACCATAGAGGAGGTATATGAGTAATATGTGTAAAATTAGAGAAATGAACTTAGAAACAGCTAAGTACTATGGGTATGAGGCACAGAGTAACCAGTTAGTAGAGGAGTGTGCAGAGCTCATACAGGCGGTAAACAAGTACCGTAGAGTAGAAACAGGCTTAGGACAGCCTGTAGCGGAGGATAAAAAGGCTATTGCTAGAGATAACTTAGTAGAGGAGATCGCAGATGTAGAGTTAATGCTGGAGCAGGTAAAGTATCTCCTCCAGATCCCAGAGGATGAGCTTTTAGCGGTTAAGACCTTTAAGGTAAATCGTACCAGAGAAAGAATGGAAAGTAGTAAATAAAAATATTTTTCAAAAACTATCTAAATTTTCCTCATATTGAGGATTAAGTTATTTATCAATAAAAATAACACACATAGAAAAGGAGAAAAATCTATGAGAGCATTTAAGGGATTTAACAAAGATCTTACCTGTAGAGGTTATCAGTATGAGGAGGGTAAGGAATTTCACACAGAAAGAGCGGAGTGCTGTGATACAGGTTTTCACGCTTGCGAGTATCCGTTAGATTGTTTTGGATATTATGATCCAGCACATAGCGTATTCCATGAGGTAGAGTTATCTGGAGAGATGGATAAGAGTAGAGATAATACTAAGGTATGTGCTACTGATATTAAGATCGGAGCTAGATTATCTATTGCAGGACTTGTAAAGATGGCTATTGATTTTACTATGAGTAAGGTAAACAAAGAGGCAGGATCAGACGAGCGACACGGTTTTGCATCCGCTACAGGGGATTATGGAGCCTCATCCGCTACAGGGGATTATGGAGCCTCATCCGCTACAGGGAATTGTGGA